AGTAAAACGCATTCTCTGGAGAGAAGACAGACTTAACACCTGCTGTGTTTGTTTCTACTAAAGCCATAAAGTCATTACGAACATTCTTGCTCATATCTCGCAAGGGCATTGACTTCTGCTGTATAATACGAGAGAAGCTTTGTAGTCCTGTGTGGGACAGGAAAATTAAGTCATCTCCTGTGTTCTGTATGCTGTCTCGTTCAATACACCCAACACCTGCAATGGTATCAGAAAGCTGCATAGTAGCTGGAGACTCAGCACCGCTGTAGACTATGATAGAGTGTCTACCAAAAATAACAAGGAAGCCGTTGTGTGCAGCTAAGCCTATCACTTCATCGTACCCATCAGGCCACACTTTAGCGATATTGATAGAGCCTGACGTACCACCACTCCATGCTGTACCAATTAACAAGTCTGACCAAAAGACAGTCTGTAAGTTTAAACCACAACCACAAGTCCAGAGACGGCCATAAGCAGCTAAAGCCTCGTGAGCATTAGGAGGTGTGCCCACACTGTCAGGATGATCTACTATCTTAGACAGTCCATTAGCATCATCATACACTAAAGGATTGTGACCGCCTTGGAAGAAGTACATCTTGTTGTTGAAGTTCACCATCTTCCAATCGTTAGCAGTGATGGTGTAGGACGCAGGGGTAATGTCTGTTAGTGTAGTTGTACCGCTAAAGATTTTATTGTTGGCAGCACTAAAGATTTCTTCATTACCGTCATTGTCTTCAAAGTACCCCATAGACACTATCTCAGCAGAGCCTAGTGGAGTATTGTCTGTTGTTATAACTTCAAAGCCATGACGAGCACCTATACGTCCGTACTTATCAATGACACAGTTATCAGCTACGGATGCAAAGGAGGGATCACCATCAATAGGACTGTCTTGTGTGTTCAGTCCTTTGAAGGCTGGAGCAGCAATCGTTATATTCTGTAGTTGCTGTGGCATATATTATACCGCCTGATAGATCAGTTCTTCAGGATGTTTGCTAGCGTCTAGTGCGATGGCATCATTAAGCAAATTCTTGGCTATGCTCAGCTGCTCAGAAGCACTACGTCCACCTGCCTCACCGCGTTCTGCTACAGCAAATGCAGCAGCCATGTGAATAATAGGTAGCGTAGGAATAGACACAGTGTCAGCGTCCTCAGATAGCTCAGGCGTTCTAAGAATACAGTTGAATCTCAGTGAGTAAGCTGCATCAGGAATAGGAGACAAATCAACAGCCGTGTCTCCGTTGCTATCAATACCGTTAAAGCCGTAGTACATTGGAGACCCTGTAGCAGGTTCATCAACAAGGAATGTTTTGTTAAACCAGTGTGAGTCTCTGTACTTCATAAAGAAGTTAGAGTCGTCATTGACAACATCTAGGATCTTAATACGGTTACCGCTACCAGTTAAAACATAGTTAAAGATATCTGATGAAGTTGTTACAGTTAAAGTAGTACGGAGTGCTGACCAATCCCAAGAGTCTTCTGCAATACGCTTAGCATCATTTACTAATTCTCCTATTAAAGCTGAATAAGTAGTTTGGTTTACGGTTGCTACAGGTTCTTCCCGTAGCCTGACTAAAACTTTATTTACCATTTGTAAGTATGTCATTTCTGCAATCTCGCAATTAATTCAGCTAAATAGTCTGTGGATTGTCTAGGCATATAAGGTGTTAGTAACTCTGGATTAAACGACAGAGAAGCCATAAAAGGGGTGGGAGTTATTGGAGAAACTCCTCCACCTAAACTAAACATACCACCAGAACTTCCGCCAGTTCCTACACCATCTCCAGTACCGTCTCCAGTACCATCTCCAGTACCGCTGCTTTCTCCATCACCTGTTCCATCGCCAGTATCAGTTCCTGTATCTACAGTATCTGTACCATCAGGGACGCTCCCTACATCAGTACCGTCTCCAGCACCTCCACTATCTACAGTAGGCTCCGTTTTCCCTCCAGTTTCATCTGGCGGTACTTTATCTGGAGCAGTGATTACTTCTACAGAAGGTTTAGTTACAGTTATAGCTGGTCTTTTAACAGGCTCTACTGTAGGCGCTGTTGTATCTGGCTCAACAGTGCTATCAAAAATATCTACAGCCCCTAAAAGATCTTCTGGTGTTACTTCTTCTTCTTGTTGAGAAGCTGCATTAGCTTCTTCAACAGTGTTGTAGATAGTAAAATCTACTTCTGAATCTGTATTATAGTAAGGACGTACATTACCTTCTAAAGGATCTACGTAGTAACCTATTATTTCTGGAGGAGGTGGTTCTGTTAAATCTGCTGGGGGTTGATCTGTTCCTGTATAATTTTTATATTCGTTTAATAGTTTAGCTTTGATGGTTGGGTCTGGTTCTCTAATGTAAGCTTCCCAGATTTGAGAAGCAATGACATTAGTATTTATACCTGAAGTTTCAGTATTATCAGTAACTGGAACAGACTCTACAGGTTCTGTAGTATCTGTAACAGTTGTAGATTCTCCTGCATCAGCCGCAGCTCCACCACCACCACCAGCAGTATCAGAAGTTTCTTCTACATCAGGAAGACCAATAACCGTTTCGCCTGTATCTTCATCAATAGTAGAAGGTTCAGTTTGTGTAGTGTCTATTGTTATATCAGGAATATCAATTTTAGGTTTTTCACCAGTAATATCTTGATAAGTATTATAGGCTGTAGTTGCTATTTCTCTAACAGTATCAAGACCAACACCTAAAGAAGATGCTAAATCTTCATCTCCTAAAACTTGACCTGCCCAATTAAGAATAATATTAGAGTCCCCAACATTAGACGGAGTGTAAGAGGGATCAATAATAGAATTTCCAATAGCCGCTAATGTATCACCTAAACCTTTACCTGCTTCAGCTCCTACTTGAGTAAGGCTTCCAAAAGGAGTTTCCCCTAAGTTTAACCCTGTTTGTGTTAATGAAGTAGGAACAGTTGTAACTGAACCTTCAGCTACTTCAAGAGTAGTGCCTATTCCAAACTCTTCACCAAACTGATTAAGGGTTTCTTGTAGCTGTGCATTACTTGCTAGCTCAGCTGCTCCATACTGTAAAACTCCAGTCAAAGCCATTTGCTTTAAAACATCATTAATGTCACCACCACTTGCAGCAGTAGTTAAACCAGAAATAATTGAGTTACCTATAATTCCAGCAGTTGTTCCACTTGCGCCTAATGCTGCACCAATACCAGCAGGTATTCCAGTAAACGCTAAAGCAAGACCAACTAAAGCAGGAAGAGGATTAGAATCCTTAACCTCTAGTGTTCTAATTTCTTGACCAGCAATAGGATCATAAATATAGGTAGAGCCGTCTTTGGTTTGTCTGTAAAGGTCTACACCGTAATCAGAGTATAAAGACGCAAGCATAGGGTCGTGCGTGTAAGCGTACTCAAGCGCATCTGTATAGTTTAGTCCTTGAGTCGCGGCAATGTACGGTATGCTCTTCTGCAGGATAGGCTCAACAATAGACTGAAACTCAGCCATACGCTCTGCATCTGTACCATACTTCTGAGCATTGGTATAATTAGCACCTTCGTTTGTAGTAGGTGTTATGTCAAAGCCGTAGTACTCTGACAAGAAAGCTGTACGGTCTTCTGCGTTGCTTAAAGCGTTGTAAGCGTTCTGTACAGACTCTGTAGTAATCTGTGAATCAGGATTGTCGTATACAGCAAAGTTATCTGACAGCCCTGCCTCAGCTCTAAAGTCTGCTGGGTCACCATCGTATCTGTATGCAGGTAGACCGCTAGGGCCAACACCAAAGTAATCGTTGTATACGTCATCTCTGTTGTTAATACCAACATCAGAAAAGCTGTCTGTGTTTAAACCGCTTAAGTAGTTTTGACTTTGTTCAAAATACTCTGATGCGTTCTGAGGCAAGGTCTCTAAATACTTTGTCATACTCATCACGGACTCAGTACCAAATGGGCCTAAGTTTAGAGGAGTGCCCCCAAAGAGGTCTAAGCCTTCTAAGCCTGATAAGTCTATACCAGCCGCTGCAAGTGCTGCTGCTATTTCATCCTGAGTAGGTTCTGTCGAAGTAGTAGTAGTGGGGGTTCTAATTAAACCACCTGTCTCATCTGGCAATACTTTAGCAGGAGCTACTATTGCGTCTACTGTTGGCTTAGAAATAGAGCTAAGCATTGTAGGTTCTTGAGGTGCAATCAAAGGTTCTCTAGTTATATATTCTTGTTGTGCTACAGGCTCAATAGTCTGTGCTGTTTGCGTAGTAGGCTGAACAACAGGCGTGGCTGTAGTAGCGTCAAGTAACATAGGGTCTCTGCGGTCAGCAAAACCTAAGTAGTCAGCAAACAGACTATTAACTATTGCCATTACTTACCACCCCACTTAGTCAATGTTCTTATACCAAAGGAAGCCGCTACAGCTGCTCCTAAGAATGCTTTGTACCAATCAGGCATACCCTCTAACACATCAAACCCAGCACTGACAATAGGGACAGCCTCTGGGATGAAAGCCATGCACAGCGGAACAGAAAACAGGATCGTAAACCACTCGTCTTTCCA